TTAAGGGTTAAACAATGATTGGAACGCGACTATTCCACTAGAACTATGTCGCCGAGCTTTAACACATAATATAATTTACTTTGCCATTCGATACCGTGACCGGCATGTTTGTCATAATGTACTATATCATTTTCATTAAGAACATCTGCTTGTGGTCCTGCAGATATAACTCTTCCTTTTAAATACCTTACGTCTTTATTTTGATCTTCCGTAAGTTCTAAGCCACCTACTTTTTTCGGTGCTTCTTTTATTTTTTCAACGACTACGTAAAAATTAATTGCTTTCATTTACCACTCGAATATTATTAATTACACAATCTGCTGAAAATATTGTTGTAGCAACACTAACTGCATTTTTCAAAGCCGTCTTAGTTACAAGTACAGGATCTATAATACCTTCTTTGATCATGTCAACTTTAGTATTACTTACAACATCTATTCCTATACCTGCTTTACTATATTCTTTATACTCTAATGCTGCATTATCTAGTATGGTTGCATATGGTGCTTTTATTGCTTCTAATAAAATAACTTCACCATCATTTTCTGGTACTATTGCAAACGAAGCGTCTAATAATGCAACACCACCACCTGCTACAATACCTTCTTGTAAAGCTGCTTTTGTAGCATATATAGCGTCTTCAACCCTATCTTTCTTTTCCTTCATTTCGACTTTAGAGTCAGCACCAACTTTTATTATTGCTACTTGTCCATTTAACATAGCTAATCTTTCTTGTAGCTTCTTTTTGAAAAATGGATTTTTTTCTTTTTGTACTTTTGATTCAACTGATTTAATTCTTTCTTTCAAATCAGATCCTTTGCCTATTATTTGTAACACAGTATCATTTTGATCTGTAACACATTTAATAGCTTCACCTAAAACGCTTGGTTCAATTAAATCCAAATCATCTCCTAATTCTTCATTCATAACTTTCGCGCCGGTAAGTATCGCAAGGTCTTCAATTGTATCTTGTTTTGTTGGACCGAATCCAGGCAAATCTACAACATTTACTTTTATGTTACCTTTAACTTTGTTAGCTAATAACGCCGCCATAGGTTGTTGTTCTACGCCCGCAACGATCAACAGACTTCTTTTCGATTTTATAACAAACTCCAATACACTCTGTATTTTACGAATATTAGGTATAGGCGAAGATACTATCAGTACGTACGGATTATCTAGTACTGCTTTACCTTTATCCTTATCTGTTATGAAATGTGGCGATTTGAGTCCGCAATTTATTCTAGTGCCCTCAACAAATTTAACGTGAGTGTCATGGGTCTCAGACTCTTCCATAAGGACGACACCATCCTTTCCTACTACTGAATACGCTTGCGAAATTATTTTACCGAGCTCTCTATCATTATTACAACTAATAGAACTTACGTTTTCGAGCATATCATCATTTACCTCAACTGCGCTTTTATCTAAATAATCATTTACCTTTTTAAGACCAGATAAAATTCCATCTTTTATAGGTCTTACACTTTGCGCATATTTTTTTTCGTTGGCTAAATGCAATAATGAATGTGCAAGCACGGTAGCTGTTGTGGTACCATCACCTGCTTCTTTCACTGTGTTTCTAGCTGCTTCTTTAATTAAAGTTGCACCTATGTTTTCAACCGGATCATATAAGACTACGCTTTCCGCAACGGTTACTCCGTCTTTTGTAATGACCGGTTTTCCTAATGCGTCTTCGTATATTACGCATTTACCTGAAGCACCTAAGGTGGATTTTACTGCATTTGTCAGCTTATCCACCCCGTGCATTATTTTTTCTCTAGCATCTGCCCCAAAAGACAGATCTTTAACTATCTCACTTGGTTGATTGTATTCCATTAAATTAAATTTTTTATAAGTGGTTATTCAAAGGTTTTTACAACTTTAGGTCCTTTAATGAACTCTAATCTTTTGTTGTAATGTTCAATACTTCCATCAATAGCAGCCTCAGCTGATTCAATGGTTTCTCTTCTGGTTACATCGTGCCATTCACCGTTTGGTTCGTTATCAGCATTCAAACTTTTACATTCAGTTTGATAAAAGCCATTTGGTAATTGTACAATTCTCCAATTTTTTTTGTCTGCGAAAAATTCCCATGTTTGTCTGGTTTCTTCGGATATTCCTTGGTTACTATTATTCGCCCAGGAATAGGTTTTGTAATAAAATGTCATGGTTTTGGTTTTATAGTATTATAATTACGTGGTGTTTAAATATTTTAATTGCCGCCGCCAGGAGGAGGTGGGCCACCACCGCCGCCGCCAGGACCGCCACCACCGCCACCAACATGAGTATAACCGTGGAACTCACTCATTTTATGTGGTGCAGTTTTATTTACAGCACTACTTGCGAATCCAAACAAGCTATTTGATGTGGGTGTTGAAGCGCCTGCTAGCTGAATTTCAGTTGAGCTAGTGTCAGCGTCTACCATTTCGGTGTTTATATCGTCCATAGATATTTGACCGCTACTTGGTAATGCCATCTTCTAATTTTTTAACTTTATCTGATAATTCTTTTACAGCTTCAATTAATAATGCTGTTAACTTAGGATAATCCACTGCTTTATAGCCATTATCTCTTGTTTCAACTATTTCAGGTAATACTTCTTCAATTTCTTGTGCAATAACTCCAATATCTTTTTTACCTGTTTGTTTGTGTGATGTTTCATTCCAATTAAATGATACACCATTTATTTTACTTAATTTATCTAACGGACTAGATATATTAACTATATTATCTTTATATCTTTTATCTGACGATACAAATGCAACTACGTCACCTGCAACTTTTAATGAATCGCCAGTATTATTCATATCTAAAAAATGACTAGTACTGTCTATATCAACAATTTTACCAATATGGAACACTTCTGACGAGTCCATTTTCATTATAGCATCACTATAGTATGTAGATGTGCTGGAATCAAATTTTCTTTTCCTCATTACCCAACTCATATTATTATAAGTTGTATTACCTGAAGTGGGATTTGCTCCACCCGGAACATCCATAAAAAATGTTTTATAATATTCATTAACGTGCATTCTTGCATACTCAAAATTATTCGTAGCTGCATTATTGCTATTAAAGAATATATTTGAACCATATTGGAAGTCATCTCCTGAAACGTCTGGGTCATAATTTGAAGGTGCATTTTCTGCTACATCTGGAACTATAATACCACCGCCATTAAGGATCATTTTAACTGTAGAATAATTATCTCCACAATTAGGTGTTGTACATGATTTACCTAATCTATACTGTGCGCTAAGATCAAAATTACCATCCTGGTCTTGCCCGCCAAACATTTGTATAACATGATGCCATCTTGCAGATGATTGCATTTCTAAAGCAACTGAGTCATCAAAACCAGTTCCAGTACCAGAGTTTTTAAGTAATAAAGCAGTAGGCCTACCATTTAAATCATTTGCCGCAGCTTTACCGCTAATTGTTACTGGTGCATTTGTACTTGTTGTATTTCCACCTACCTCAATATCACCACCAAACGTAGCATTACCGTTGCTATCAATAACAAATTGTTTAGATGTTATTGATCCATTAGTTAAATTAATTTCAGTACCATCGTCAGAAAATATTTCATTAGTATCAGGTCCATCGTAATTTGCACTCTTTATAACACCTGTTGTAACATTATCACCATTTATAGTTGTACTACCACTTGTTGATAAAGAACTAAATGTAACAACTTGATTAAATGCAAACGCTCTAACAGCCGCTGCAAATGTTGGAGTTCCTGAGTTACTTCCAGCACTTGATTCAGTTACGGTAAATGCTGAAGTCCAATATTGGTTACTTGCTGTTCCAGCAGCCATATTAGGAGATTCAACTTGCCATCCACTAGGTAAATTACTAAATGTTCCGTTATTAAAATTAAAAGTTGTGCCTGAATTACTTGGAGTACCAGGAGTGCTACTTGATCCAGCATTATACCATATAATACCTGTTGCAGTTCTTTTCCCATCAGTACCGTTTGTTCCATTGGTTCCATTGGTTCCGTTTGTTCCATTGGTTCCATTGGTTCCATCTTGCCCATCTGAACCTTCTTTTGATTTAGATAAAGTTTGTACTTTTGTAAATGTTGCTTGGTTTTCTACATTTACACTATATGTAACTGTTGCTAAGTCAGCACTCATATTTGAATGATCACCTACTACAGCTGGATTATTTGATACGTTTATTGAACCTGCTGTTATATTACTAGCAGTTGCAGTAACTACAAATTCACCACTGCCAGGTGTTCCTGATGCTTTACTATCTAATTCTGTTATTCCTTTATATACTATAATACTAGTACCACTACCTGTGTGAGTTACAACTCCTTGATTTGTTGTGGGTAGTGTATGTGCTTCATTTGTTAATATTACAGTATAAGCATCAGCTCCATCTGCACCATCATTTCCATCATTGCCATCTTGGCCATCTTGTCCATTTTGACCATTTTGGCCATTTTGGCCATTAGCACCATCACTACCATCACTACCAGGTTTGATACCAAACATAGTTATTTGATCTCTAGCTACAATAGCTGCATTAGCACTACCTTCTCTAATTTGCACTTCAATTATTTCAGGCATGTTTGAATAACTAGCTTGTGGCGTATATGTATATGTATTTGTTGTTGAAGCAGCGCCAGTACTTGAATTATTTTTAAAAAATTCATAATATACAGTACCCGAAGTATTTAAAGCAGTTGCCGTTACAGTTACTGTTGATGGGCTAGGTGATGATCCCGCTGCTGTATATTCAAAACTTAAATCTCCTGCTGTTAAATTTACAGCCCTAGCATCAGTACCAGCAGAACCTGAAGCACCTTGAGCGCCAGTTAAGCCCTGTTTTGATTTAGATAATGATTGAAATTTTTCAATAGTAACATTATTTTCTATAAGTATTGTATACTTTATAATAGCAGAATCTGTTGACATTCCACTGTGATTAGCAAAAACTGCAGGATTTCCTGATACAGTTTGTGAACCTACAGTTATAGTACCTGATTCTACTGTTGCTGTTACTTTAAATTGATTAGCTGCTGGTGTACCAGTAACACTATTGTATTCTGTAGCGCCATCAAATACTCTTATAGTTGTACCTGATCCAGCAAAACTTGATACAGTACCATTAACATCCGCAGGTAATGTATGTGACTCATTTGTACATACTACAGTGAAACCATTAGATCCTGGTTTTACTGCAACCACATTTATTGTATCGAAAGCAACTTCTGATTGGCCACCATCTGCAACACCCGCTCTAAATTCAAGTGGAGTAGAAAATATAGTCGAAGGCACAGTAACTGTAGCAGTATCTTGATTTTGACTACTACCATCAGTAAATGATGTTTCATCTGTAAATACAGAACCACCACCGGTGAATTTATAAAAGCCATCGGCGAAATTTGTAGAATTTGCTGTTAGAGTTATACTAGATGGACTTGGATTGTTTCCTTCAGCATCGTATGTTACAACAAAAGCGTTAGAACTTAGTTTAACTGTTTTTGCATCTGCACCGTTTGAACCTGTACTACCAGTGATTTGATTAAATACAGTTCCATTTGGTACAGTATCTCCATCTGCCCATGCGGTAGATTGTTGTATCAAAGCATAGAATGTTCTATTGCCTTGTGTTGTCGATGCGTTACTACCACTGCTATTATCCGCGTATACTACTGTAGTTACAAAAGTACTTGGCACATTACTTAAATCACCAAATGATACAGTACCTATATTAGCACTTTTAATTTTTACAACGTTGTTTACAACTTCAAAAGGTGCATCATAACTACCATTTAAATCAGCTTGACCTCCATTGTATATTTTAAACGAATCTGCTACAAATCTTATTTCTGAAAAAGGATCTGATGTAGTACCATTACTTGCAAGTATAGACATACCAGCAAAAGAGCCATTTGCATCTAATTTTAATGTATGCCTTGATTCTGAATAGCCCTCTACTGTTGCAATTGTACTTTGATTAGTACTTATATTAGCTGTATTACCATTTACCGTAGATGTAAGGTTTGTTACTGATTGTGCTGTTGCTAAATTTGCATTTGCTATTGCTGTATTAGCGTTAGATGTAACGGCTGTGGATAATACACCCGTTATTCCAGTTACGTCTCCATTAGAATCTTGCGTAAACACTGCCTCCAGTTTATCTACAGAAACAGCAGTAGCTAAATTAGCATTTGAAATAGCTGCATTTGCATTTGTGGTTACTGCACTAGATAAAACACCAGTAATTCCAGTTACATCACCGTTACTGTCTTGTGAAAACACCGCTTCTAGCTTATCTAGGTCACTTGCAACGGCTCCGGCCGCTGATGTAGCTGTACTACTGATGCTTGTTGACAGCGCACCGGCTACTCCTGTGATATCTGTGCCTGAAAATGTAAATTGTGACTCTAATTCATCTATTTTAGTTGCTTCTGCGGAGATATTTGTAGCATTTGTGCTAATAAGTGAGTTTGCATTAGCAATAGAAGTGACATTTAAGCCTATTCTATCGTCATCTGTAAGTACCCAAGCGCTACCATTGAATATATATAGCTTATTATTGTCATTTGTGTCGTACCAAAGTGAGTTTGCAGGCACTCCAACTGTTGATGGTTGGTCATCTTGCCTAAAAACCCTAGGTCTTAGCGCTAATGCAGCTACATTATTTGTTATATTAGTGCTATTTGATGCAATTCGTGTGTCAGGTGTTGATGTCCATACACCATTTACCAGTACATACAGATTATTGTTATCATTTGTGTCATACCATAATGATCCATTAGCTACACCTGATACAGACGGAGCGTTATCTTGTCTAAATATGGCTGGTTTAGCAGCAATACTTGTTGTATTTGTGTTTACTGTGGATGTTAGGTTGGTTAATTGTGATGCAGTAGCGTAATTTTCACTCGATGCTACGTTTAAAACTAAGTTTGCGAATGATTCTGACAAAGCTGTTATATTTCCTGCATTGTCAACAGTACCAAATGATGATGCTAAGTTAAGTGAATAGCTTGCGTTAGAAGATATATTGGTTGTATTTGTAGTAATGTTTACATTTGCCGATGCTATAGCTGCTGAGTTAGCTGTAATAGTTGCAGCATTTTGTGAAACATCAGTAGTTATTTGTGCTAGGTTATAAAAATCACCATCTTGGAACCCGCCATTTGCAAAATACTTCGATAGATCTCTTATTCGGAAATTTTTTGTAGCATATCTGGGTGTTCCTCCCGGTAAGTTATTTTTTGTACCTAGAAAGTTTGATCCTGCTAACAGGTCATTTTCATTTATATCGTTATCTAAGCCATAGGTTGATTGTCTAGCCATTCTATTCTTTTTTAGTTCCTCTACCGAAACTACCTCTATTATTCTTTACTGAGGTAAATCTTTTAGTCTTATGATCGTAATCTTTACCCTTAAGGTTCTTACCTTTCTTTTTAGCTGCTCTACGCTTTCTTTGATTTTCTGCTTTCATCTTAGTTCTTCTTGATGTCATAGCAGTTTTCTTATCTCTTGCTTTTTTAGCAGCTTTTGCTTTCTTACTTAGTTTTTGTGCCATACTTTATTATTACGTGACGATAGGGTGTTATTAAGTATACATTAATAGCTTATGTCGCATATAGAAGTAAAGGGTTATATTACCGTATTTACTCTGTGTACCTAAAATAAAAATCAATCTTATTTACCCCACCACCCCCCTTTTTGTATAATTTTGCCATAAAGTTTTACCTTTTTACAGACATAATACGTGCACATGTGGATAATATAGATGTAACTATTAATTATAATACAATGAATAATAAAATTAGAAAATTCACTCACTACGCACTACTAACATGGGCATTCACACTTGGCGCCTTCGCTACACTTGGGATAGCATACATGATATACGGACTATTGTTCCTTGACTTTGCATCAGCAGCAAACTTCGGAATATACAGATAAAATACGATAACTAACGGATAATATAATAAATTAAATTAAATACTTATGAATAAATTAATGTACTCTAAATTAACTAAAGCAGAACTTGCTGAAATCTTTCCACCAATAACTAGAAACAACTTTGTTGTCAGAGATAACTGGTACGGAAGAAATCAAATCATCACCTTTGTAAATAATAAAGGACAACAAAT